TTATGAGTGTTTTATCTTGAGGGGTAGCTGACTGTTTTAGCTTTTTCAAAGATTTTGTAGCATCAACAATCAACCCACCAACTGCATTGTCATCCCCTAACACCATTAATTCATATAATAACTTCACAATAACATCCTAAATAAATAGTATTTATTGTGAATGTGTTGTTATGGGATATAAGAGAATCCTTGTTTCATTTGAATAGTTAATGTATTGTCAAATATATGACGAGCTTCTTCTCTGTGTGATATGATATATGTTGATAGTTCTTCTTCCTTAGCTCTACGCTTAATTACCTTTGCAGCCGCCTGAATTCCAACAGCATCTAAACCAACATCTAATACCTCATCTAACATCCAAATATTTACTTTGGTGTGTAATCGTTGTAAAACATCACTAAATGATAAGGACAGTGCTAGATTAACTCGAGCCTTTTGTCCAGCTGATAAATTACCAAAATCTAAGGTATTACCAAATTGAGATATATTAGCAGTCATTTCATGTGTAAATTCAACCGTATGTCGCAATAGCATCTCTGACAAATAGTATTGCAGTCTAGTATTGAGATAAGGAATGTACTTGTTTAAAAGCATTTTCCTTACAAAACTATCCCGTTTTGTCAATAACTTCAATAACAGTTTTTGGTGCTCTACTTCTTTTGTTAAAATATTTACCTCTGAAAAATCAATTGAGTCTAGCTTGATGTTAATTAATTCATCTAATGCCTCGGTGTGAGGGTTGGTACTAGACAATAACGTATCAATATTAGCCTCTATAGCACTACTTTGGTTTTGTATCTTCAACAAGTCTTTAATATTTGGTGAAGTAAGTTGTGGCTTTAGGTTGTTTTGAATATTTTCAAGAGCTTCAATGGCTGAGTCCACTTCTGAAAGTTCAATCAACAACTGTTCGTTTGTGTTGGTTAGTGTACTTACAGAGGATGAAAGCTCATTCAATTTAGTTTCCACATCATTATAATCCTGTAAACAATATGGACATTTATGGGATTGAAGCTGTTCAAGCTCCTTTGTGTATTTTGTTATTTGTGCTTTATTTGATTTAATGGAGTTTTCCAGTTTATCAAATTGGCCAATATCTACCACCAATTGAAGATTAACTTCTGTTAATTTATCATGGATTTCCTGTTGTTTTTCTAAATCAACACCCTTTATTTTTGATAATTGGGCTTGTAGTTCCGTTATCTTATTTTTGGTTGTATCTTCCCAATTAGAGATTCTTGTTTTGGTGTTTGTGATTTGGGAATTGTGTCTAATATGCTCTTGTTGGATTAAATCCAGTCTTGTTTTTTTGATTTTTAGACTATTCTCAGTGTCCTTAATAAGCTCCTTCAATGCAACAGCTTTATCAGCTAATACAGTTAATCCCACCAGTCGTTCAAACATACCAGCTTGTTCCGCTTTTGGCAAATCTAAGAATGGATTCAAAGTCGCACTAAACACAACAATACGCACGAATAAGTCATATGATATCCCAATAACTTCTTCGATATACTTATTTGTATTTGTAACACTATCTAATGTTTTATCTTCACCATTGATATAAAAATACACATTATTCCCATTTTTTGATTTCCGTTCTCGCTTAATTAAGTACACATCATCTCCAATATCAAATTCAACAGATACTTCCATGTTTTTGTTGTTTATATTGTTGACCAATTTATCCTTGGAAATGTTTGAAACAGGTTTGTCAAATAAAGTGTACACCAATGCATTCAGTATTGTTGTATTGTGAGTAACAATAAAATCATCAGTAATATATAAATGTTCAGGGCTATCAATCATGATACACTGAGTTTCTTTTTCTCCTAAATATTCAACCATATCAATTCTCAACCCCGAGTTAGCATATTGGGTATGGCCAATAGATAGCTTTTCTAATTTTCTAGGTAATGTAAACAATATATGAGGATTAGGTACTTGTATACTTACCTCATATGATAGTTGACCTTCGACTCGTTCAGAGTTTTGATTTTTATAGAACGGCAATCGTTTAGAAATTTTTGCAGTTCCTCCGATACTCCTAATTAAATACTGAACATCTTGTGCTAATTGGTTACTAGAACTAGAAAAACTTATATTTTTCGTTTTTCCAACTGTTCCATCTGTATCCATAAGACCTTGCAATAATTCCAACTTTTGGTCGTAGTTGCTGTTTATCAAGTATTCAGTTGGAATAAACTTTGTGGATGACTTTGTGTGTAAAATACCCAATTGAGAAAGTTGCCGCCTAATAGATAATAAATTGTGTGACCCTTTTATATTATTAACAAGTATCCAATCATAATTAGGTGATTTTTTTCCATACTGCACTAAATGTTGTTTATGAGGTAGTAATAATGACTCGATCCTATCGATAGAGTGGGAATCTGCTGAAGTGAATAATATATATCCCCCACTCATACAACCATCTCCCAATAAACTACCAAGTAGGTATGGGTGTATCATAAAATCACTTGGTGGTGTAGTTTTATCTGGTTGTATTTTTGGCACAAAAATACTGTATCTGGGATTTTTGTTCTTCCACTCCTCTATTAATGGGATTATTTGTTTAGTGGTAAGGGTCCGAGTACCTCTCTTTCCACTCTGGTCCCACCTGTGAGAAAATACTTCCCACAAGTGATCTTCATCAGCTTCAGTAGTTCTGCCATCAGAAAATGTGATTTTGTATGTTGGTCTAATACCTTGTGGGTAAACTCCTATTATGTTAGCTGTTTTACCATTTGGGGTACTGACTATATCTCCAACTTTACATTCCCCTATTGTTGTCCAACCAATTGGAGTTTTTACTTTACAGTGTAGTGGTTGAGCTTTACCAGTGCCATTGCCTCCCACACCTTCTGTAGTATCATCTAAATTTTCTCCCATTATTAATGTTGTGCCAACATTTGTAAATTCAACCACAGTAGTGTTATTACCGTATGATAAAAAATTACGCATTGAAACAGTTTTAAAAGTAATATTCATGTGTTATGCTAACCTCAAGTATTGTGCAATTAATAATTCATTATCGATATGATCTGTGTCAATATCATTTAACATTTGTAACACTAATTCATCTATTGTGCGCAATGATGTATCAGATGTATCTATATCTGAAGCTTCTGTGTCAGTTATTGCTTCTGATACTTCACTTGACTCATCCATAGAACATTCTCGCAATTGATATTGGGTAGTTAATGTTTGTTTAAGAACAGAGCTTTCTTCGAAATTAATAGGAACATCAACCAAGCACTTAACTCTGGAATTTGGGTAAATTGACACATTTCCATCCAACACATCTGATAGTTTAACTTTAGTATATTTTGGACAATCTTCCCAATTAACAAATGTTTTTTGTTGGGATGTGTGGTTATATACCATTAACCCTCTATCATTATCATCAGCATCACTAAAATTAGTTGGAAAAGCATTGCCGATGTATACAGTGTTGTTTGTTTGTTGTCGTTTGTGAAAATGTCCTGAAAATATATATGTTGGACCAGTAAAGAGAGTGTGGTCAGGTCCATTTGTCATAATAACATTATGACCAGTAATAACAAATCCTTTAAATTCAAAATGCCCCCACCAAGTAGCAACATTATCGTATTGTACCAGAGTATCATATTCGTGGTGGAATAAATATGGGCAAATTAGTGGTGATGTTTCAATATCATCCACAATTGTTGGTTCAGTGATCATTCTAAAATTTGAAAATTCGTGAAAAGTAATAGTAGAGTATAGATCACGGTTGTGCCTGTGATATAAATCATGATTACCAATAACAAAAAATATTGGAATCCCAAGGTCATTTAACTTCTTTGCGCATCGGTGTGAATAATTTAATGTAGACACATTAACGGCAGCTCTGTTTTCATACCAGTCTCCCATAAAGATAACATTATCAGCTTTGTGTTTTATAGCTTGCAAGCAGAACCAATCAATATAATCAAGACAGTCCTGATTGTGAAGTTCGCTGTTGGATTTTGCACCTACATGTAAATCTGTAAATGCAATAGTGGTTGTAAGTTTTTTCATGTATATAATCCCTTATGTGTGATAATTAATGATATTAATCATACTATTATCACACATATCATTAAATTATACAACGATATAACAAGGTTTGATTTTATTTTAGGATAGGTTGATACTCTTCAACCTCTATTTCATCCAATTCTTCTAACTCTTCTAATTCTTCTATGACACTAATGTCAAATTCATCAACAAAAGAATCTTGTTGTAACTGTTGTTGTAATTCAATAGCAGTTTCTCTGTAGTGGTAATAATCTTGTTCATCTTCTACAAAATGTTGATCAGAAGCATCTTCAGTGAAACCAAATGAAGGATTCATTCCTTGTTTAACCAATAATAAATCTCTCACAATTCTTTGTCTTTTTTCTTTGTTGAGGTATTGAATAAATGAATTTTTAATGCATTGGGTAAAAAAAGCAAATGGATTATTGCTCTTGTTTGGATCGAAACTGTTCCAAGTACGTACTAGCATCATCATGGCGTAGGCTTGCATGTCGGAATTGTAAGTATAGTTGACAAAGTTTCCTTTTGCAGCATATTTCGCGCATAACAATTGTATCATACGAGCCAGTTTATCATTCATTTTACCTTGAGCTTTTGATTCCCCAATAGCTATTAATAGTTCTTTGTTGTTTAAATATTGGATTTTTGGTGGGAGACTTGGAGTGGGTTCAGTGGACATATAATACCTATTATAATATGGGTGATGGCATGGTACTATATTTTACAACATAAGTCAACATTTATACCTGGTACGTGTTGTATAAATATCATATACGATAATTAAAAGGAAATAACTATGAATATTCCAACTGTTCCATTGGATCCATCAATTCAAATGTTGGGTGAAATAGACGTAACAACACCTAGAGACCAAACAAGTATAAACTTCAAAGTAAGACTTGTGTCCATTTTAGAAATGGTGCAAGGAGCTCCAGGAGATTTTAAGCAGGTAATATTTGAAGTAACTCCAACATTAACTGAATCAAGATCAGTTGATTATTCTGCAGTTCAACCAATACATATGCCTGGAGGGATTCAAGTGTATAAATTTTCAGGAAGTAGGTCGTTTGAATTAAATGCACATTTAATTTCACGCAATACAGCCGATGCACTACAAAATATGCTATACCTTCAGACCTTACGTAGTTGGACTATGCCGTTTTTTGGAAATGCCACATCTGTTGGTGGTTCCAGTTCACCACAACAAGCAGCCTTACCAAAAGATTGGAGCACACCACTTATGACACCAGATCAGCAAATGAAATCAGGGATTGATCAAGTTAAGTCTGGATCTGCAGGTGGTGCAGGTACTATTAGTTTATTGGGAGCTCCGCCTGAAGTGTTGTATCTATATGGATACTCATCATCAAGTAATGACAACAGACAATCAATGAAAGGTGTGAATATAAATCGGATACCAGTGGTATTAACAAATATCAACATATCTTACCCTGAAGATGTGGATTATCTTCCTGTAGAAATCTCTCCTACTGCAAATACAGAACCGTTCCCTGTAAAAATGGAAGTAACTCTATCCCTAGTAGAAACACATTCACCAACAGAATATGAACAATTTAGTTTAGAAAATTTTAAAAGTGGTAAATTAGTTAATTTCTAATGTCCATCGTTGCTATAAATATACCAAAAAGGAAACTAACATGGCACAAAAATCAAATACACAACCAGGTGGTAGATATTTACAAGGTGGTATTACAGATGATAAGATTGATAGGTTGGGTTGGTGGGAACGCAAAGTATTCCCAACTTCTCATACAGACGTAAAATTAACTCTAACTGCAAAATACAATCGCCGCCCTGATTTATTAGCGTATGACCTTTATGGTAAAGCTGGGTTGCAATGGTTCATTTTACAGTACAACACTATTTCTGATATAACTACATTTGAGCAAAATTTAACTATAACCGTACCAACCAGAGCTAGGTTATTTAGTGAATTATTGACGAGTGCTCCAAGCAGTTCAAGAAACTAAATACACATATAATATAGATAAGGTAACAATATCCATGTCCAGAAAAGCAAACCCATTAGCCAAATATAGATCATATAGTTATTATCATGTTCTAGCGTTATGTAATTCGTCAGATACTGCATCAGAATTAGCAGGTTCCACAGATTTGGACATGTGGCAAACTTCTAATGTTGGAGGTATATTATCTCCTAAAACGATAACAACATCAAGTGGAGAAGGTCAGTATTATGTATTAATTAATGGTTCTACGGATGCAGCACTAACTATTACAAAAGCAAATTGGTCATCATTCACTGCTGCATCTGCAACCATGAATGATAGGGGCACATCAATTGCACTTGAAGGTAGTATAACAGTTGCTGAGCCTAGGGGGATTGTATTCTTGGATCAAATTGTAAGATGTTGTATATCGATGGGAATTGATAGTGCTAGTGCTTTTTGGGTGTTAAAAACTTTCTTTGTTGGATACACATTTGATATTGGAAGTGGAACAGATGGGGTTGATCACATAACTGATATTCCACCAGTTGTGTTTTTAACGTATGATGTTGTTGGATCGTTTGGTATTGCGGGGGGTGAATATGAACTTAATTTTTTTGCAGCAGCCAATAGTGCTGCAAGAATGCCACAATATAGTAAATCAGTTAAGGCTTTGAACTTTAAGGCTGAGGATAACTTTGAAAACACTCTTAAAAAATTACAGACTGAAGTAACCAACAACTATAAAAAATATTATGCTTGTGTTGAAGAAACTCTTAAAAAGACTCCAGGTACTGAAAAAATTGCAGAAGCACTCAGAGAAGTAAAATATGTAATAACTTGTGGGGCTCCATATGCTGGAAATAGTTCATATATTGTATCTGACCAATTAGTACAATTAAAGGACCACCCTGAGTGTGATTCAAGTAGTAATTTGTCGTTTACGGCTGGGATAAGCATTGAAGATGCAATTCATCGAATAATGGCACATTGTCCACAAATAACCAGAGACGCGGCGACTGGAGAAGGTGGAAAAAAATATATTGCAAAGATACACTCATGGGTAACTTCAAGAGATATTGGTGGTGGAAAATTAGAATATGAAGTTGGATATAGAGTGGATAGACAAGAAGACCCACATAGTATGTCATTCGAAGATGCAGGAAAGAATGTAGATAATATTATTGAATATGATTACATTTATACAGGGAAGAATGTTGATATATTAGAATTTGATATCAAGATGAACATGGGTTTAGTTTACCTACAGGGTATGACAATATCAAATGCATACAAACAACCTGGCCAACAAGCTACAATAATGGGAACTCATCCATCCGTCCGAGATATACAAACTAGACAACAGAGCAAGAATATTCCAGTATACTTTGGGACTAATATTAAATCATCTTGGATTAGAAACACCCAAGATACACAAACACAATCTCAGTTTGCTTATAGTATGGAAAAACATGCTTCTTTGGAATCAATTGAAGCTGTAGTTAAAATTACTGGTAATCCTGCATTGTTGGGGTCTATTAATCAAACTTCCGATCCTAAATTTGTATCTCAACAGATAGTACCTGTGATGCAGGATGATGGATATGCAAAATTTACCAATTGGACTACTGCCCCTGCTTTTGCCAAAATTAATATTAAAATGCCCCGAAACAATGACGATATGTCATTATTCACTGGTACTCAAACATCAACTGAGGACCCGTCCCAGTCAAATGATTATGCTGTTGATTTTTGGTTTACAGGACATTATTATATATTAGGCATTGATCATGTTTTTGATAATGGAGAATTTCACCAAACATTGCAAGCTATTGGTATTCCAGCTAATAATGCATTTAGTGAGGAGAAAACCAATGATGCTGGAATGGATGTTGTATTAGATGCTCGAGTAGGGGAATGTTACGAAAATAAAATTGGATGTGGCACAACTTCATCTGGTGACGGAATGGCTAGTGGAACAAATGGACAAGTCCCAGAAGCTCATGAAAGTGTTAGCTCCCCAAACAACAAAATAGACACCTATAATTACGTCAGTGACAATAAAGATTTATCAAATATTGTAGGATACGATAAAGCACCTGATAGAGTAAAAGTTGCTATTCACAATGCAGCTCTTAATAATCCACCTATTCAGGAAAGTGATCTTGCACTAATGATTGCATATGAAAGTGGATTTAGATCAGATGTCGTTAATAAGTACGGATATAAAGGATTAGGACAATTTGGCGATAGTACGTGGGCTCAGTTTGGTAGTGGAAATCCATTAGATCCAAATGCTAATGCTGATGCAACCGCTAAATATATGTTGCACAACAGAGCAGTATTCCAACGAGATGTATCCGCAAAAGAACCAAACGTTGTAGACTTATATACTATGCACCAACGTGGTACAACTGGTGGAACTAAAATATTAAAAAATATTTACAGTGGGAATGGAGGTGGAAGTGCTGGGATCTCTGATAAATCCGCAAGAGCAAATAGATTACCTATAAATCCGTCAAGTGATCAAGTATACCAATCATTCATTGGTTCATTGGGTAAACGCTTAAAGTCGGGAGCAGTGGTAACAAAACCAAGTGCTGGCCCTAGAAAACCAGTGGAATCTTTACCAGATCCGTTAGGTGGTGGATTGGTATCTTTGCCTCTGGCCAAGCCGCTACTGGAAAAGAAACAAGATAGTACTATGGTATCATCAATTTTAGAGGATTCAAAACTAGGACCATCAAATGTATCAGAAAGTACTCCTAAACGAGCACGCACAGCAAAAGAAGTAATGGCTGCATATGTTAGTTGTAAAGATGAAGAAAGAAAAACAAATGATCCATCTAAGACGGATAATTGCAATAAAACAGCTAATCAAGAAAACGGTGGAAGTAGTGGAGGTAATAGTGATACAGGACAAGGTGGAGGTGCAGGAGGTGCAGGCAATCATAGAAATGGTGGCAAATTATCTACAAACCAATCAGCAGAATACCAAAGTAAATTAAAAGCATCTAATGGGAATTTGGTAGCTGAATCAAACCACGCAATTAATATATTAAGAGCCAATGGTAGAACAAAAGAAGAGGCAATTGCAATCGTTGCTAATATGCATGGAGAGTCTACCATGAACCCAATGGCTGTTGGGGATGGAGGAAGGGCATATGGATTGATGCAGTGGCATCCGGACAGACAAGCTTTATATGCAAATCTGTATGGACATTCTATGAAAAGTGTTACAGACAAGAGCCAAGCTATGACAGAACAGGTACAATTTGCTAATTGGGAGTTGTCCAATAATGAAGCTCATGGGTGGCAACAAGCAACTTCAGGGGGAAGCGACTCATCTTCAATTGCTGGTGGATTTGCTAGATATGTTGAAAGACCAAAAGATAAGGCAGGAGCAGCGAGAACCAGAGCTCAGATTGCAAAAGGTGTAGCAGGTTCATATGATCCAAACACATTTACAGGGTAATTGTGTCATATAAATACACCATAACCATATACATCAGGGTAAAATAATGTCATTTCAAACAAAACAAAAACAAATTTTGGAAGCCTCTAATGGTGGAGCAAATGCAAAAACATCATTTAGTGATATTATTGCCATTGGAACTGTGGTAGATACTGCTGATCCAATGCAGTGGGGAAGAATCAGAGCAGTTGTTCCAGCTTGGGGGGATTCTTATGAACACGAAGTTGAAGGTATGGCATGGTGTATGTATGTAACTCCATTTGGGGGACAAACAGCAGTTGGATCACGTGGTGCTGGCGTACAAACCACTGAAGGTGGAATATCATATGGTATGTGGGCAATACCAAAAGTTGGAGCACAGGTAGTAATTATGAGCTTGGACGAGGAACACCAACAGAGATTATTCATGGGGTGTGTATTTGATGCATTTGCTACTAATACGATGCCACACGGTAGATGGATTTCTGAAGACCATCCTGAATTATCTGATAAGCCTAAGGCTAAGCCTTATGGGCCATTTTCATCAGGAGACAAACTAATACAACCATTAGCAGGTAATATACAGAAAGCGTTTGGTAATACCGATAAAGCATTTGAATGGCAATCTAGGGCATCTGATTATGCAGTATCTCGAGTTGACGTTAGTCAGTTAAGTTATGCAACCACTAAAGTACAAGACGATAAAGAAGCTGATAATGGAAGTGGTTGGATAAGCACACAGGGGTATCAAGTAAGTAGATTTGACCCAAATGGTGGCACTGGAATAAATGAAAAAAACTATGATTCTCAAGTGTATTCATTAACCTCACCAGGATTTCATTCTGTATCTATGGATGATAGAATGGAAAATTGTAGAATGCGATTAAGAACAATGTCAGGTCATCAAATATTAATGGATGATACCAATGAGCGTATTTATTTATCTACTGCTCAAGGTAATAATTGGGTGGAGATGGACCAATCAGGAAACGTTGACATTTTTTCAAATAGTAGAGTGAGTATTAGATCAGCATCAGATATCAATCTTACGTCAGATGCATCAATAAGAATGCATGCAAAAGCTGGTATTTACATGCATTCTGATACTGATGCTCGAGTGTTTGCAAAAGCTGGTATACATATCAAATCTGACGATAAGTTGTTTATTGAGTCAGGCAGTGACACAAATTTTAAGTCTGGTGGAGTGTTGAATATATCATCTCAAGGTGCTACTAATGTTAAATCTGGTCAAAAATTAAATTTAACTGGTGGTGGAGCTATTAATGTGAGAGCTGGTGGAAATATATTATTAACTGGATCTCAAATACATTCTAATGGACCACAAGCAGAAGAAGCACAAAAAGCTGAACCAGCTGAACCAGCACCGTTCACTAATAGAGTGCCAGCACATGAGCCTTGGGCACGTGGATTAACAAAAAAAGATGACTCACATGAATCTGAACACAAGTACGATGACAAAAAGGTTAATAGGTTTGAAAGAGGGATAGAAATATTACGAGGGTTGTACTGGAGACGATAAATGTTTACCTCTTCCAACTCCATATAACATTTCCACAGTCCCAAAATTTATTATAATTATTATTAACCATATTTTCCCACTCTGTGAGAGTGGGATCAAAGGTTTGTAATTTGGTAACTAGTTTGTGTTTCTGAAACTGTATCCTAGAAAACACTACCAATGGATTTGAATTTTTGAAATAATAATAATTTGGAGCGGTTACTCCTATTTTATCAAAACCTATGTACATATACCAATTAGCTTCTCCCCACCTGTAATCATTATAAGAAATAATGGATGTTGGTTGAACTTGCTGCAAAAAGTGTTTGAATAATTTACTTGCTCCTCCTATTACATTAATATCTACAGCCGAACAAAATCTTATTAATTCAAACTCATAAGCCTTGTTATATCTTGGCCTTCCAAATGTCATTATGGCTACTAATTTATTATCATACTCTAGTCCAAATGAATATTTTGCCCCACAGTATCCTTGAGTGTGGTTATGTTCTAAAAATTCTATTGCATTAGCCCGGGGCACTTGAACTAGTTTGCATTTTCTTGCTGGTATACTTATCGTTTGGTGTACCATTGATCTGATTCTAGATTTCACAATGTGTTTATTGAAATACCAATCATGTTCAAAAATATGTACTAATTTTATACCCAACATAGCACATCTATTTGTTTTGTTTATGTGGTATTGTTTATCGTGAAATCGGGCGGAGTGCCAAAAATTCCCATTAAATTCAAATGCTAAGTTTAACTCTGGAATATACACATCTAATTCCAATGGAGGAATTATGTTTCTACTTGATTGTATTATTTTACAATCAAGTTCCGACTGGAGAAAATGAACTAGTTCATTTTCTCCAGTCGATGTACCCCAACAAATTTCAATATTGTGTTTTTGTCGATATCTAGTTAAACAACTAGGTGATACCCCCAATTCTAAGGATATATCATACAGTGAACTAATTGCGCATTTATTAGACATCCAAATAGGGTCGTTTAGTTTTAATAAAGAATCTTCAGAAATATGTTGCTGTTTAATATATTTAGCTCCATACTTATCTTGCATGGTACTCTCCCTATTGTGGGTACTAAATTCTCCTCTGGGTGGATACAACTGTCCATATTTTGTATATAGTGTAGATTGAACTGTTTCTTTCCACCCTGGTAGTTGGGTGTTGTGCTCGACCCCATATCGTGCTAACATAGTTTGTTTTTGTTTTTGTTTTCTGTTACTAATCAGTTCGTGGTTATTATCCCTAGCTTGAATACTTAATTTCCAACTATCTAATTGTGTGTTGTGAGACACTCCGTGATTTGCCATCAATGTTGCTTTCTGCTTCTCAGCAAATTTAGGTACCATTGCCGAATGGGGTGCACCATACCTAGTTACCATAGTAGCTTGTCTTGATTTCGCTATATCTGGGTCAGCATACATGCATGCTGTTGAACAATATGTTCCAAATTGTCCTTTAGTTGGTTGCCACCGAACATGATTATCACATTGTTTGCATTTTATAGGAAGAGTTTTGTTGTGAATAGATAGCCACTCTTGTTGCTTCTTGGTTATTTTTTGCATGGGGGATAATTATTAGTAATAAGTATAAATATATTATACTGTATAAGATGGAAGAAATCAACATGATAAAAGGTTTATATTCAGGATTTAGTACATATGAGTACCAACACACTAAGTCTTTCGTGTTGTCAGATATTGAGTTGGTAAAAATGGATTTATTAAATCACATATATACAAGGAAAGGAGAGCGAGTTATGATGCCAAATTGGGGAACAAGAATTCCTGAATTGGCATTTGAACCACTTGACCAAATCACTCTTGATATTTTAGAAGAGGACTTAAGAGCAGTTATTGCATTTGACCCTAGAGTACAGTTGTTAGAACTATCAATAATCCCGAAATATGATGATAATTATGTAATAGCTGCTGCTAAGTTGTTATACATTGAATTAAATATGACAGGTTCACTAAATCTCCACATTACGTTTGAAGGCAGTTCATAACCAACTTTATGTAAGTTATTGATGAGCTGTCACATGTATAAATAATGATATAAACTGATTAGAAGAGAACATCAACATGTCAAGACTTGTAGCACGAGCAGAAAATTGGGAAAAGGTATATGAGGCATTCCACAATGTCAATTTTGCTGCGTTTGATTATAATACTATCAAACAAAGTTTGTTGGATTATATTAAATTATATTTTCCTGAAACATTTAATGACTACATAGAAAGTTCAGAGTTTATTGCTCTTATTGAGTCTTTTGCGTATGTAGCTGAGTTGATTGCTTATAGGCTGGATATTGATGCTCATGAAAACTTTATTACTGTAGCCCAACGCAAAGATTCAATCTTACGATTGGCCAAATTAGTATCCTACTCAGCTGATAGACCATTACCAGCAAGAGGATTAGTTAAATTAACTTCCGTAAAAACTACAGAAAATCTTATTGATGCTAATGGGATTAATTTATCCAACAGAACAATCCGTTGGAATGATGTTACAAATTTGAACTGGAAAGATCAATTTATCCTTGTTATGGATAGAATTTTAACACAAGAATTTGGAACAGTAAAATCATCTGATAGATTTCAAATAGAAAACGTGTTATTTGAATTGTATGCATTAAATATTAGTCCATTAACCTCTGGAGCTATGCCATATAATGCAACCGTAAACAATAAATCATTGAATATGGAATTAGTACCAGTTGAATATAATTCAACTGATGGTATTATTGAACGACGTCCATATAATGGAGCAAATTTTACCCTATTGTATGGTAGAGACGGATTGGGAGATTCATCAGATACCACAGGATTCTTTTGTTTTACAAAACAAGGAACATTAAGAAGGTTTCGTAAAGAATTTGATGGAGTAACACCTAATCAAACATATGAAATCCCAATGAACAACGCCAACGAAACAGATGTTTGGGTTAATAATGTTGATCCCATCACTGGCAAAATTTTAGATATTCCACACCTTTTACCACAAAAAAGAGATATACAAACAGGGTATACAGGTGAGTGGGTTCAAGTTGATTTGGCACACGCTCAAAACGTTATTTTTAACACTAACCCACGTAGAGCAAAATATGAAGTAGAGACTAGAGATAATAGTAGAGCACGAATAATCTTTGGTGATGGGGAATTTGCTGACATTCCATCTGGCACGTTTGACTTTTGGTTACGTGAATCTGTTGATGAAGATATTATCATCTCACAATCATCTGTGGTCGATAAAACTATATCAATGACCTATGTGGACCAATATAACAGAACTCAAACATTTTCTTTTACATTCTCACTAATTAATTCGTTGCAGAATAATTCCTCAGCGGAAACTTTGGAACATATTAGAACTACTGCTCCAGCTGTATACTATTCCCAAGACCGTATGGTTAATGGTCAAGATTATAACAATTTCATGTTACAAGATTCTTCGATTTTAAAACTGAGATCGTTGAATAGAACATTTGCAGGGGATTCCAAATATATTACTTGGCATGACCCAAGTACCACGTATGAAAATGTTAAATTGGTGGGAAACGATGGAGCTTTGTATTTTTACGAAAAAACTGAAGGGCAAGTTACGTCCGTTGTTCCAGATATTAATAGTTTAATCACTTCTTTTATTGAGCCATTACTATCATCAACTGATATATTTTTGTATGTATCTAGTTTTGGTGTACCCATATCGAAGTTTAGACGAAGTTTCAATACAACTGAATATGAGAGATTGTCTATTAATTTAACTCCTCCACCTTCACCAACCACAATAAAAATGTATTATAATTTGGTAACATTTGATTGGTTTGTGCTTAGAACCTCAGATGACCCAAGCACAAACCTGGATATGTTAGCAGCAGGGTGGCCACAAAGTTTTATTGGAACTCCATTAATCACAGTATCTCAACAACAAACAGAACAAAAATATGTTGTTAATAGACAAGCCAAAAGATTGATTTTTCAAAGCCCAACTACAACATTCTGGAATACCAACAATGCGTCTAGTGTTATTGATTATAATACATTAGCATCTAATTTTGATAAAATTTGCATCTTGCAAGCAAACTCAAACTATAACCGTGATAGTATCCTAAAAAGAAATTGGAATTTTAATGTTCTAGGAGTGGAAAGTATTGAAACTGGTATTAACGTTGGATTAACGGATATTAATAGATTATCAGTTATACCTGTTGATGAAAACGGTGACGGTGTACCTGATCATATGGATATCAATGACAGTAGTAGCCCGTTAGGTTTAGCTGATATAATGAAACCTAAAATTACTGTTGACTTGGTTGGGGTATTAAATCCATTACCAAGTGCTGGTATCAGAGTGGTGTTACCTATATATTATGTTGTAGGCCAAAGTGACGTATCAGTAACCAGTTTAAGTGGAAAAGATGTTGTATTTGGTGTTGATTGGATCGAAGATGCAGTTGATGCCACATTAATTTCCAACGCAATTATTCTTAAAGGAAATGTATTGGGCGGTTCGTTGGTTGAAATTTCAGTGAACGATTATGTGTACTTTGTAAGAGATACTCCATATAGTGAATGGACTGTAGCTGGAAGTACACCGGACAATATGACATATTATGTTGTGGAACAATCCATTGATAGGGAATTGGCTAATATAGGTAGTAATGGACTTGGATTAGTTAAGCGTGAAATAGGTAGATCAGATTTGAATTTTATGTGGTTTCATCATTCACCTCGGTACCATCTTATCGATCCAGCTGCTTCAAATATAATAGACACCCTTATAATTCAAAAGGGATATTTCTTTGCTCTTAAACGTTGGTTGGAAGACCCATTAGCACCCGCTCCTATTCCACCTACCCCACTGGATTTGAGATTAGCGTATGGATACCTGTTGAAAAATAAGATGATATCTGATACAGTTGTATTACATCCTGGGAAAATAAAATTGTTATTTGGACCAAAAGCTATATTACCAGTTCAATCTAGGTTTAAAGTTATTAGAACATCTGATAACTCAATGACTGATAACCAGATTAAAACTATAATAGTGTCCACCATTCGTAACTTTTTCGACTTAACAGTGTGGGAGTTTGGGGAAACCTTTTATTTTACAGAATTGGCAACCGCTATACACGCATCATTACCAATAGAAATTTCAACCGTGGTTATGGTACCTGTGTATTCAGGTAGTTATTTTGGTGATTTGTTTCAAATTCAAGCTCAAGAGGATGAGTTATTTTACCCTGATATATCTGTAAATGACATTGATATTGTAACAGAAATCAACTCAACAATAATTAAATCTGGAACAAAAACAATTTGTCCAATTCAACAACCTAATGTATCAGCTGCAGTAACATATGAGTATGCGGATGAATTTACACAACTAGTGCCAGCAATAACCTGGACGGTAGTTCACGACTTGGGTTACTACCCAATTGTGAGTGTGTTTGATTCTGCTGCTAATGAAATAGTTCCATTAACAGTTGACCACTTATCTAACAAAAAAATATCTATCACATTTGGAGCACTGACTGTGGGTACAGTTAGATTAGTTTAAAACCATGGGTTTATACCATAGGTAACCCTCTTATAAATATTAAAATGATATAAGAGGAACTTACCTGTGGCTAACAACAAATATTCAGATCACAACAAATCACAAATTAACTTTGGTGGATATATACCAGGGGTATATCACTCTGATGTAAATGATACTATGACTGATGTAGTATTTGATAGATATTTTACCAAAGATGATACGGTCCAAGTTACTGGGTTTGTTGGAACAGGTAACCCTACAGCATTAATTAATAGACAAATTCAAGAGGTGTCATACGATACCCATGACTTAGCACATAGACAAGCATATCAACTTGCACCCACAATTTACAATAAAGTTGGAACTGTTGAAACATCTATGTCATTTCAAAACTTCTTAACTCAACTCGAACTTCAAGGTGTTGAAATTAATAGATTGCCAATATGGGGAGCAGCAACTACATTTAACTGGGTTCCACCTATTAATATTGACATGCTAGTCAACTACCAAGATTATTTCTGGGATGGTGAGACCTTTGCTGATACTCCTCAATATTTTACAATCGAAAATGTCTGCAATAAATCCACTGACAAACTAACATCTTATAATATGTTGATGCAACAAAGAGGCATTCATGTATCCATAGTTTCAGTTGATTTTGCTACCAATTCATTTAACATTCATGGAAAGTGGGATAATATTTTTGTGTTGGATTATTCTTTCCGCACTTCATTATCATCGACTCCTAATTTAGACAATAAAAATTGGAAAACCACAAATGTTGTATATGACAATATGGGTGATAATACAAAAGTTACTGTGCAAGAACAAATAGCTCCTACTGTTCAACCAACTTCACCTATTTTAGGAGATTGGTGGTTCAATTCTACAACAAATAATCTGTTTATTTGGAGTGGTACTGTATGGAATGAGTACACAGATTCTATCATGTCACAAGTTGTGATTCCAGCTCTATTTGTTGTAGAAGGTATTTCATTTGATACCAATGCGTTCATAATCAACGGAAAGCAAGATGATATTTTTGCTCCTGGATTTGTGTTTGTCACAAAAGATAGTAACAATTCAAACTTACAACAAAAATATTGGACAGTATACTCTGTACACTTTGACGAAATTACTAACAAAACTACGGTCTTTACTGCTGAATCTTTAGCCCTACGCAGCGAAACACCTCCATCATCCCCCACATTTATTGGACAATGGTGGTATAATCCAGTCACCAAGGTGTTGAGTGCATGGAATGGAACCACTTGGACAGCGGTATCAAAAAATGTTATTGTAAACATATCATTAGCAGAGTTGATGGTAATATTCCAATCACAGTTGAACTGTAAATGCCAACATGAGCGTGGTTGGGATATTGGACAATGGGATGATAATAGCATCGGAAATGTTGCTTGGAATACCAATCTATTGGCTACTATTTCATTTGGAGCAGAGTCTGAATGGATGATATACAACACCAACCACCCTGAAACTGAAATGGTTGTTAGTGGAGTAATTCAACCATTATCTCTATGGTATGATACTACCACAAATAATTTATATCAATTTGGGGATATTATCCACCAATCACCATCTAGTATCGATTATAGTCCTATATGGAATAAAGTTGCAGCAAATTTTTCTGCTGTATTGCAACTAACTACCTCTCAAGAAAATTGGGACTATAGTATGGATTGTGATGTACAAACGTTAAACCAATGGTCTAGTCAAAATGATTGGCAACATAAAACAGCCATAAACACATTTGCTAATGTGAAACGAGCACAACTGCCAATTTTTGAGTATGATTCACAATTGGAATTAAATGAATGGACGAAATTTACCCACAAATGGAAATACCGTCATGATCCAGCTGGAACATTTATTCCAACTTCTGTAAGTCCATCTAGGTTGGAATTAGAGCCTATTAAAGCATATAGAGTAGCAGTCATTGGTACAAGTTGGTACATCTATCTGTTTGATAATCAATTAAGTACATCTGTTAATGTTAATCTAACAGACTTATTTGTTCCAGGATACAAATTTAGGGTGGTGGATGATATTGGTTCCTCTAGTGTGTTCACAGTTGAGTGGTCAGAATTCAGATCTTTGGTTAATGCAACCGATCCTAGATTAGTAAGTGATAGTATGGCAACTGTTGTTAAAATTAAAGAAACTATTTTTAACGCTTCTAGTGTTGGTGGAGGTATCACCAACACTAGAATTGTACCAAATACCACATCTATTGGAGACATTTGGAATGGATACCATATGCATTGGTGTTTAGACGTAAATGCAACAACATCTGTTGCTACTCAACCCCAACCATTGGATATTTTTAAAGCAGATATAACATCTTCTTACCAAGCTGTTATAGGAAACCCTGATTTGGTAGGATTCTTGCCACAAGTAGCAGCTGTTAATATTGGGAAATCCTTCCAAGAGATTGTAGTTGATATCGATGGTGTGGATATAATTGATTTAGTACCTACATTAAAGTACAATCCAACAAAAGCTCGACCATACGCAATAGTTGGAAGTGGAATGCTAAGAGTTTATATTAACGGAATACGTCAATATGGCACATATGATGAAATACCAACAACAGCAGTTATGAATTATACTGCTGTTGGGATTTCTGTTGTTACTAATACAGAGTTCCAATTTGTAGCAGGGGTACAATTCAAACCAACTATCACTATTCACATCGGTGATGTGGTACGTATGGAAGTTGGTGTTGCTTCATTTAATGATATGGGAGTGTATTCAGTCCCAGTTAGAACTATTGAAGATAATGAACAATTTGCTACATTTGTTGGTAGTGGACTTCAACCAACTTACCAAAGTATGTCACAATATGGACTACTAGAGCAAGTTAAAACAAGTGTAAATCAGTATCCACAATTTAATATATACAACATTGTTACAGGAGATGTTGTTCTATCATCACCAATCATCACATTTAAAGAATCACCAACTGTACCTGTTAATAGATCAGTTCAACGTAGAATTGTAACTTCTGGTGATGATTTTGAATTTGAACAACATTTATTAGATGACAACGATAACCATTTATATGGATACAGAAGTGATAAGACTAATAGTGTTGGAAAGTATTGGTTTTGTCCATTAACTTCAAAGTTAATGTTCATGGATAGACATGCGTGGCGCAACAGTATTATCGTAACCTTGAGTGATGGAAGTACGGTGTTAAGAGCACCAATTGTTAGTGCTATTGAACCGTCAGTTGCGTTATTAGAAAAATCTATGTGGTACAACACTGAAACAAATGTGTTACATATTCGCAATAGCTCAAATACAGCTTGGATAAACGGCCCATCAGTTATAGTGAATGATATTGATCCATCATTGAGAACCATATGGAGACATGGTATAAACAATGAACAATATGTTCCAAAATATGTTGATAAAAATAGAACTGAAGTGGCTATTGGGGCACCAAATGGTAGTTGGGAAATTCCTGATCAATGGTTTTTCAATCCAGAGCACAAAAATAACAAAACGGTTAAATATTCACAATTACTAACACATTTTTCTTCTATAATAGAAAAACAGCAAACCACTCTAGGTTTAATTGGAGGTGGGGTATTCACAAAAGTACAAGCTGAATATAATTATGGTGTTGGTGGGACAATTAAGGAACTAAATGGAGCATTTGATACTCTTATTTCAGCAATTAATGTTACTAATGTTACTCCTGTTGGAGTAATGGAATATGCTGCTGCCGAATATAATTCAAACCTTCGATTTGTTCGAGATTTATTCAACAGATCTATTGTAGATTTGTTTAGGTCATATGTGGTTGAAGGAGCAGAATCGTTTTCTAGCTATGTAACAAAAAGTGTCATATTTGCATATGAAGATAATGATTACACGGCATCTGTATATGGTGATACCACTGCATATGATGAAGTTACAAAAGAAGGGGTAAAAAATTGGATTGCAACTGCTCCTATGTTTGGACTAGCTCCAGCCTTTGTCCCACATGTGTTGAATGATGGACAATTCGTCCAAGTGTTTCATCATGATGGCCACAGAACTAACATTAACTATACATTAGCAGAAGAAGATGCGGTAGCTAGAAAAATTATATCATTATCAGACCCTAGATACGTGGGATATAAATTAGGTGCACTAGGTGCGTCCAACCCACCACAAACTGAACAAGAGTTTATAACTATGTTCGGTGGTGAAATTAGATCAGGGGTTTGTTGGTATGATACACAATCTCCTCGAAAATTTTATAGATGCAATGTATATTCTGTAGGAGCAGTACATCCATCATTTTATATGGATGGTAAAGAAATTGCGGATGGTATATTATATTACAATACTATAGCCCACTGTACTTTTAAAAAAATAGGACTAAGCTGGGTAGCTGAAACTGTACCGGGTTCATATGAGTTATCACCAATATGGGCAATAGTTAGTTTTGAAGAATTATTAGGTGATTTGTATTTGGAATTGGAAACTAGATTGTATGCTAGATGTAAAAACATTAAACCTGTGTATAACTATGCAACTCTAACACCAACTCCAGCTGAGTCTGTGGTGTTTCAATCTAATTATAGAAAACGATTTGATGAATATACAGTTAATCATTCGGTGCCTGCACCATTAATAAACACACAATATAGACAAATTGATGCATTTACGTGGAATTATGTAACTAGCACCATTGTAAGTGCTCCTCATGCTGGAATTGTACCAACAAATTCAGTTTGTTGGCAATCATTGTATACTAATTGGTTCGGTACTTCATATCCACATTTAGAACCTTGGAAATTACAAGGGTATTTGAATAAACCAACTTGGTGGGATGCTGAATACTTAGAGTCAACAGTTGTGAAAAATTGGACACCAAACACACACTATAATACAAATGACAATTTTGTTCATGTTGGGACGAGATATAAAGTTGTAGTATCATATACTTCAGGACCTACTTTTGATGTTATAGATGTGGCGAACACCACTACTATAATCAGAAGATGGAAATTTACATATGCCCCTACTAGTACATCTATTGGTATTGGGATGTGGGAAAACATTCGCAGTGGACAGGTTCCTGTAGGAAGAACATATCCTAATGGAATCATAAGCACAGGAAATTCATACTTAGATGGTCAACAGTTGCAAACATATTTGTATTTTGGAGTTAATATTTCAAATAATACAATATCAGGAGGATATACTCCTGACCAACTATTGCCACCATATTATTTAACCAATGATGTTCATATTCGTTCATTATTCAATTCAATGGTACAAATAAATGCCCCTGATGCTGATTATGTGTTTGGTGATAGTAGTCCAATTGAGTGGCAATGGACTGTGTCTGCTCAATATGCATATGATACACCAATAATTGCATTTATCATGCAACCAGTTAATTTTTTACATGCTGCATTTGGGCCAAGATATTCTACAGCTGATTTATTAGAGGTAGATATTGCATTTGGCCAAGTGTATAGCCATGTGGATACTATGTTTCATGGTGACATGTATAACACCAATCAAGTATATAAAGCTCCAGGGTTGAACCAATGGTATGTTAATTATAATAGATTTGCAGGGTATGATACAAATGGTGAGTTTAGAGAATTGTGGGTTGGTTGGAAACCATTGTTGACATACCGATTCAATGGAATAGTTGATACTGGCACATTAGATGTGTCAAATAAACATTTTAGTTTAATAGACCAAGATTACAATGTAATACTGGCTAATAATGGCGCATTTAAGGAAATGTGGGTTGATGCGTTCAATGTAAGTGTTGTTGGTATACCACCTGCAATTATTCAATACAATAACCAAGGTAAATGGAAAATGGAAATCAGTAGTTTGGCAGATATTGCAAGAGATATCTACTACTATGATGTAAAAGCATATCCATTTGTTGTAGACACCACATCAAATGAATGTTATGCATATCGATACACAATTACTAATATCGACCAATCAGCTAAACGGTTGTATGTTTCAGGAAACGAAACAGATATTTTTGTACATGGATCCACGGTGACCGTTGCTAGATCTACATCTCTAAATGGTAATTATACGGTAGTATCATCTGTTTATGAAGCTAGTGTGGACAGAACAAGAATAAATGTGGCAGAACTGCTTCCAAGTTCATTGGTCGATGGGGTTGTGTATGTGTCATCATTTGCATTGCCTTGGTCTACTGGGGATATGGTAGTTCTAGGTTCAGACAAAGGATTACCAGCTCCATTAGTACCCAACACTCCATATTATGTGGTAAATGTTGGCAATCAAACATTCAAACTAGCAGAAACTTTTAATGATGCATTGATGGGCATTACTATAGATATTACTACTAATGGTATGGGCATACACACTGTTGCTGAAATAGTAAGCTCCTTCTTAGTATTTGGTGGTGATGGGCATTCAAAAGAAACTTGGTTCCATTACACATTAGATAAAAGTAGAATACTTAAGATGGCTGCTCCACAGGTATTAAATGGAATGCAAACCCTTATTAATATAATTGATGGATATGCAGAATATCAGCGTGATCAAGGTATAATTTTGGACTCTGCTGACTCTAACGATTTTGATCCAAATAGTGGTAGATTAGTTAATTGGTCTTTAGAAACTGAACGTTTTATTAATTGGGCGTATGGATTAAGAAGATCCAGAATGAATGTTAGTGATAGATATGAGTTTAGTGTCAACACAACTGACAATACAATAACTGCAATTGATTCAATCCCAATTTGGGTAAGTGGAACTGCGATTCAAGTATCTACAACTGGGTCTTTGCCAAGTCCATTGTATGCACCTGACGTGTACTATATTGTACAAACATCTGTACCAGGTGTATTTAAATTATCAGCATCTCGTGACACTAGCTACCCAGCTTTTCACATCGACTTGCTTACTCAAGGAAGTGGACATTTTTATGTAGCAACCAAAACACTGTTGGTAAGTTATCCAACTTTTGAAATAAACCCTGCTAGAAATAATATTTGGTTAGATACTCCTGAGGGAGTGTTGTCTAATGTTGTTAGTGGACCATATACTGATATCAGAGTGCGTCAAACTATATTTGACCAATATGGTAGACCAATGGGAGCAGATAAATTAATTGTTAACCGTCAAGATAAACGAAATAGAGTATCTGTGATTCCACAAATAACAAACGATGTTGATTTATTTTACACCGACGACCCTTATAATTATATTCACTTGGGTGGAGGCCATTTCTTCTTAGAAGGGTACGAACATTTTATTATATTTAATCCGTATACTGTTGGTGGGGCATTGGTGTATGATTCATTTTTAGGACTAAATTCAAAGAAATTTGAAATGGATTTCTTTAAAAAAGCAGAATATAACTTGAGACCAACACTTGGAGGATATTTCTTAGATGGACACAAATTCACAAGAAATATTGAAGGTGCTGCTACAGACTTACAAGAGTATTATGATGTATATGCTGGTTCTGAAAATACAACAACTAAACATTTATCAAGAGCATTGTTAGGATATACAGGTACTACTGATTATATGAATTTGTTGAATGTTAATTCAAAATCACAGTTCATATTCTACCGTGGAATGTTACATGCAAAGGGTTCTGTTGCAAGTATTCTAGCATATATTAACTCTCGTCATTTTGTTGATGCTAGTATTGATGACTATTGGGCTGTTAAAATAGCTGACTTTGGTGATAGTAGAATTCGGGTATACCCAGAAGTGTTAATCCACGCTGAAGATGAAGTGGTTGACGATGTGCGATTGGAATTTGTAGGTTTGTATGATGATCCAAATAGAGAGGATGTTATTGATGCAACCACAAATAAAGGGTTTAATTTGGTAACATTTGGAGATGATTCTAGGTGGAATAATTTTCCTGAGCAACGAGCTGAAATCATTCAACCTCTATTTTTAGATGCTGAAGTGTCTGATATAACTAGAATTTTGGTAGCTCCAGTTCCTCCATCTTCAATGAAAAGTACTGATTTTGAATATTGGTTTAATCTATCAGATTGGTCATTGAGAATGTGGAATGGTGTTGATTGGAGCACATTAGTTAAAAATAAGATTCAGTTTGATGGAGATTATATGTATTGGAAACACAATAAACCGTGTGATGATGTGCGTATGTTCCGTAAAAATATCAGATTGGCTTCTACACCAGTTGAAATACGATATGCACACGCTACTGCCTCAACATTTGTGGTTGGTGGAGATTTATCTGCAAGTATGTATGCCACAGCTGTTATTGAAGTATTAGGCACTGCACTGAATAATGGACAGTATCCAATTTTGGGATCGGTATATGATAACGTAACTAATACCACAACAATTACAGTTAATAAACCAGTTGCAGCTGATCAAGGGAACGGTGGAACTATTATTAGATTAACCAATGTATCAATTATCAATGCGTTTGCTCACGATGCAGCAGTTAATTCACCAAACACTTTAACAATATTTGGGGATGTGTCATCAAGTATATACATTGGAACAAATATCACTATATCCAACAGTGTGGCAAATAATGGTACTTATCTTGTTAAGAGTTCAGTGTATGATACTATATCAAAAAACACATTAGTATCCATGGATGATACAACACCATTGTTGTATACAGAAATTGGTGGAACCGTGTCTTATATTAATATTGATTTTGATATGTACGAGACTATTCCACTAAATCCTCCAGATACTGGTATATATCATTATGAGGCTGTTAATTCTAGTGTTGTAAGATTGGATCAATTGGAATTTTATGATATTATTACCATTTATTCAATATCTCCATCACCACACAAGATTAATCCTGCAAAATTAGTGGACAAAAAGACAAATGTGGTTCAAGAACAGATACCATTATGGCACCCTGCGTTTGGAATCCATGATTATAGATCTGCTCACAATATTGATATTACATCATCTATTGATCCATCTGTATATTCAACAACATTAAATCTTACTGACAACAGTGGCCAAGTCTGGAATTTTTCCAACGTGGGAACTATTTGGTATGATACATCTAGTGTTGGATATGTGCCTTATTACGACAAAACTATTTTTCCTGATATTAATAATAGGTTATATAAATGGGGAGAATTAGCTGATTATGGTGATATTCACGTATATCAATGGGTACAATCATCCACTCCACCTTCACAGTGGGATGTAATAGCAGCTAAACAACAAGGTGATATTTCTATTCCTAAAAAGGAAAAGATAACTGGTACGGCGAAACAATCATTATTTAAAAGAACTCGCACAATAACAGATGGCACTATTCATTTTGGTATACCTGCAATCGTGTCGGTTCCATATGGAACTGTACGGAGTGGACAGTTAGTATTCTTTACCTCAACTGCAACCTTGCCAACTATTTTACAGCACCAAAATGAATTTGTGCTTACAACAGTTGGTTCTGGAAATCCACAAACTTTTAAATTGGTGGATCCTGTTAGTGGAGAAGATGTTACAGATTTGGTTGGAACTAGTTTTCCTGGAACGGTTATAAACAGTGGCTCACCAAATCACCCAATTCATACCATCAAAACTCGGTTAGAATCTGTGGTGGTTGGTGATGTTTTAACTTTTTCAACTGTTGCTAATGGGGTATTTCCTATGGGAGCTGCTAGTGTTCCAGTTGCATCAACAGGATACCAAGAAGCTATATTCACCACATTTAAAACTGATAACTCATTTACTCAATTAGCTAATGATGCAACGTTATATACAGCATCAATCAATGTTAATGGAACAATTGTTCCAGTTTCCTTAGAAGGGTTAGCAGTTCAAACTATTGGAGATTTAGTTGATCAATTGTCTACACTTTTACTTAGTGTTGCCACAGTTAGTGTGGTAAATGGTAATATTAGAATTACGGCAACATCCACATCTAGCCTGGTTACTATCACTGATGGGAACTTGTTTAAATCTATATCAGGTTTTTGGTTTATAAATGTGATAGGTAATATTAGTTCTGAATACACCATTAGAAACATCATTAATACCAGTAGCCAACAAACGTTTGAGATTAACACATTTAGTAATACACCAATTAATATATTGGTTCCTGAAATCGGGTCATTAACTATAACTAATGTGGTTAAACAGGTTACTGTTGTGCCAAAATTTGAAACTGGGGCATGGGAGAAACAAGTAATTGCAAAACAACAAATTATAGGAGCTTGGTTGAGTAGCACAACAAATGTAGACCCACTTATTCATTGGGAATATTCAACAGGAGATGATTTGTGGTATGATCAAGATGAGGTGTCTGTATACTTAAATGGTGTATATATTGGACAAAGTGTTGTATCATACAATCCAATTCAGTTTAGATTTGAAGTTAGTACTGTTGGGTTTGGTATGACAGTTAATACTTACGATTATATTGATGTTGTAAGATTGTTCCATACTTTAACAAAAGAAGAGCAGGCGTTTGATCCAGATGTATCTGATGATGGTATTACCACAGTACATTGGAAATTTGATTATGAATTTTCACAAAGTGTGGTATCGGTAAATCTAGCAGGTTCTCAACAAACTCATTACTATTTTTGGGTAGAACATTCAACTATTGCACCAAATGCTGTGGATAGTATGTCTATTGGAGAGTTGTCTAATACTTTACGTATAATTGATAGTCCGTACTTAATAGTACAGAAGCCAATGGATGGGGACAATATGTTGTCGTTGTATGGATATGATAGAACTGACTAT